TTCAATGGAACTGTACAAATAAAACTACAGATACTATGGGCACAAGCGCCATTAACTTTGTCAAAAATAATATAGGCGGTGTAACTCAAATCGTTGCCGGAACAAATGTCACAATCTCACCTACTGGTGGAACTGGTGTAGTCACAATCAACTCATCAGGTGGTGGCGGCGGTAGTGCAGGCGATTCGGACCAAACAATTCTTCCAAGTCTAATCTTCAGTTAAGGATAAATAAATGGCAACATATTCAAAAGTACCACTATCAGGACAAGTTGATGGCTCACCTATTAAGGTTGTCGCAACCGCTTCTACTGGAACTACGATTCATACAACTGGAACATCTGCATCAGTTATTGATGAGGTATGGCTTTATGCTTACAACTCATCTACTGCAGCAGTTGTATTGACTATTCAATATGGTGGAACAACTGCAGTTGATGATGATATTAAAATTACCATTCCTTCATTATCAGGATTAACTCTTGTTGTGCCTGGCCTTATTCTTTCAGGTACAGGTTCTGCTGGTAATATAATTGCTGCCTATGCTGGAACTGCTAACGTAGTTACAGTTTCAGGTTACGTGAACAGGATTGCCTAATGGCTAATCCAGTTCGCAGAGGTGAATCAGGTTCACAGGTTTCTAGTTGGAGTGCTTCATCCAATACGGTAACTCCTAACCAGCAAACATCTTTATTTTTGCCTTATGGTTTAACACTTCGCCAAACAATCAATGCTGGCACTACTTCAGTTACAATCCCCGCTGGCGTCACTTGGGTTTATGCAATCTGTGTAGGTGCAGGCGGTGCTGGTGGCACCAACAGTGCTGGTGGCGGTGCGGGTGGAGTTTCTTGGGGTTGGACTTTGGCCAACAGTATTTGCGTTGTGGCTAGTAGTGCCGCAAATGCTGGTGGGCATACTCGTTACGGAAGTGTAATTGCAGGAGGAGGGTCTAGTGGCGGTGGTGTTGTAGGTGGAGTTGGTGGTGGCGGTGGCGGCGGCACTTCTGCTTCTCTTTCGGGCGCTGGTTCTACTAATTATTGGGGAATGACTAGTGGTTTAGTAGTGACAGCAAACTCAGGATTAAAAGGAAACTCTGGCGCTGCTGGAAGCGGTGGTGGCGGAACAAACGTCAATGCAGTTGCAGGTGCTGGTGGTGATGGTATATCTGGTGGTGGCGGTGGTTCCATTACAACGACTACTATAAATACAACTGGTGGTGCTGGTGGTAATGGTCTTGTAGGTGGTGGTGGTGGCTCTAGTTCTGCAACGGGTGGTACGCGCACAGGTGGTGCTGGCGGTAACGGTTTTAACTTTTTGACTGGCGCAATAACAACTGGTGGTGTTGGAACTTCGGCTGTAGGTGCAGCAGGTGCTGGCGGCGGCGGTGGAGGTATTGCAGGAAATGGTAACGCGGCTTCAGGTACTACTGGTGGCGCTGGTGGTCTTGGTGGCGGTGGCGGTGGCGGTGGTCAATCTGCTGGCGCTGGCGGTGCTGGCATTCTTTATTTATTTTATTAGGAGAACAAAATGAGCGTAAACATTTATCAAAATTCACAATTTACTGATTCTCCTTTTGGGTTAAAATTACAACAAACAATTACTACAACAGGTGTTTCGTCTGTAACAATCCCTGCTGGAATTCAGCGAGTTTATGCAGTTGTTATTGGTGGTGGTGGTGCTGGAAGCACACAAACTACTGGTGGTGGCGGTGGTGGTGGTGCTGGTGGATATTCTACAGGTTGGACTTGGGCTGCAAATACTGTAACCGTTGGAATAGGTGGAGTTGGTACTACAACTTCTGGTGTTGGTGGAAATGGTGTCGGTTCTATTTATGGAATGGTTATTGCTGGCGGTGGGTCGGGCGGGCTAAATTCAAATATTGGTGGTGGTGCTGCGGGTGTTTTAACGATTTCAAATTCATCAACTTCAGGAGTTTCTTATACGGCGGCACCTGGCACATCAAGCACAATTACTGCTTCATATGCCACTAGTGGTAATTCAACTGTAGGTGGTGTTTCAACTGGTGGCGGTGGTGGTTCTTCAACTACAACAGGTTCAACCTCTGGTACGGCTGCTTTTCGTGGAGTCGTATGTGGCGGTGGCGGTGCAGCAGGAACTTCAGGTACAGGTACAGGTGGTGCTGGTGGAACTGGTGATTTTTTTGCTGGTGGCACAGGTTCATCAGGAACAGGAACTACTTTTGGCGGCGGCGGTGGCGGTGCGGGATACACTGGTGCTGGTTCAAATGCTTCTGGAAATGCTGGCGGTAACGGTGGCTCAGGTGGTGGTGGCGGTGGTGCTGGCAGCACTCTTGGCAAGGGTGGAAACGGTGGAGACGGCGTAGTTTATCTTTACTATTAAAGGAGAAATAAATGAACATTAGATACGAATATAAATCAACTTGTTGTTCTACGGGTTACATTGAAACTCGCAATGAATTGCAACCTATGGTTTATCCAAATTGTGTGCAGTGCGGTCAAGGCACTTATGAATTAATTACAGAAACAATTCTAGAGGAGATATAATGGCAACACTTAAAGATATGGTAGATGAGGTTCGTTCTAACCTTGCTGGGTATACACTGCGTCAAGACCGCATCACATATCTTGCCAATCCTGCAGGCATTACAACTACTGATAAATCCATTATCATCGGTTCATCTACTAACCTTGCTAAAGGCATTATTGAAATTGATGATGAATTATTATGGATTGATTCATTTGATAAAACAAGTAGTACGTTGACTGTTGTACCAGGCTTTGGTCGTGGATATGCTAATACAACTCCAGCGCCTCATTCACGTTATTCACAAATTATTCTTGCTCCTACGTTTCCTAGAATCAATATCAAGCAAGCGATTAACGATACAATCAATGCGGTCTTCCCTAAATTATGGACAATACAATCAACAACATTTACATTTAATCCTGCAGTAACTACATATGCATTACCTGATGATGCAAGAGATGTGATGTCAGTAACTTGGCAAGTAGTAGGACCATCCAAAGAATGGTTACCAGTAACTAACTGGCGTACTGATAGAATGGCAAATGTTGCAGCGTTTAACTCAAATAAAACTATTACTATTCATGATGCGATTACCGCAGGACGCACAGTTCAAGTGTGGTATACATCACAACCTAATACGTTAGATGCAAATACTGATGAATTTGCAGATGTAACAGGCTTACCAGATACATCACGAGATGTCATTACACTTGGTGCATCTGCACGTTTACTATCATATGTAGATGCCGGACGCCTTAATCTTACATCTGCTGAATCCGATTCTGCTGATACTAAGACACCATCTAATGCTGGTTCAACTACATCTAAATACATTTATGCATTGTACCAACAAAGATTAAATGAAGAAGCACTTCGTTTACAAAGTTTGTATCCAATTAGAATCCACTACTCCCGCTAAGGAAAAGAAATGACACGTAAATATTCAAGCATCAGTTCAGATACAACTTTATCTGGTGGTGGATTGTCTAGTAGTGCAACAACATTAACAGTTGCTACTGGAACTGCAACTACATTAATTCCATTAACTCTTTCTGCTGGCGACCAATATACATTGGCAATTGACCCAGACACTACGTCCGAAGAAATTGTATTTGTATATTCCGCATCAGGTAATCCAGTATCTAATGATTCATTGACTGTAGTACGTGGACAATCAGGCACACAGGCAAGAGCACACTTAAGTGGAGCAACAGTTAAGCACGTACTTACCAGCGATGATTTAGATTATTACACATCTGGCGTTGGAAATGCATTAACTGCAACCTCAACTAATGCAACTGTAACTAATAAGGGAATTTCTTTAGCAAACAATACTATCACTGGAACAAAAGCACAGTTTAATGCAGCAATGACTGATGATGATTTTGTTACATTAACTGGTGGAGAAACTCTTACTAATAAAATTTTAACTTCACCAACTCTTACAACACCAATTGCAAGCATTGCTATTAACTCCCAAACTGCATCATATACACTTGTTGCTGGAGATAAGAGTAAGTTGGTTACAATAACATCAGCAAGTGCTACAACTGTTACAGTACCACCAAGTGTATTTTCGCAAGGTGATGTAGTATACGTTGCACGACTTGGTGCTGGAACATGTGCCTTTGTAGCAGGTTCTGGCGTAACAATTGCATCAACTCCTGGACTTAACCTACGAGCACAGAATGCTGCTGGAGCCATTATTTGCACTGGGACTAATACCTTCCTTGCTACTGGCGATTTGGCAGTATAATGTTATTTCTATATGCAATCATATCTGGAGCAAATACAACTGTAGCAAGTGGTGGTACTGGAGGTACAACTCCACCTGCCCCAACTTGTACTGCATCTTGTGGTTCATGGACTTATACTTATGGTGCCTGGTCTGATTGGGGTACTTGTTCTGCAGGTGGAACTCAAACTCGCACACGCACAGTAACTGGAAGTAGAACTTGTACGGCAACTGATTGCTCTACCTATACTGAAACAAGTTCAACTACAGAAACTGGAACTCAGTCATGTACGCCAACAACTGTTTGGTATTGTAAGACAAATACTGGTAGTACATTTACATCATCTACAGACCAAAGTTCAAATGTACCTTGTGTTTCTAGAACTGTATGTTCAACAAGTGGATATCCAAGTACACCTTTACTTATTTGTTAGGATAATAAATGAATGATGATGTTAAGCCTTGGGATATGTTTAATGGAACACCTAGAGCAACAGCAGAAGAAGCAGAACGTAGATTTGATATTTGCAAAGCATGCCCTCAACTTGTAGAATTAACTTCTACATGTAAAGAATGTGGATGCTTCATGTATATGAAAACTAAATTACAACCAGCAACATGTCCACTAGGCAAATGGTAACAGAGGAGAACAATGGCATACGGCGATGATATCACGGAAGTAATTCCATACGCACTTAGCAACCCAAGTTCTACAACATCTTATACACGTAATGCTGAATCATATGATATCGCCGTAAGTGGAAAGCCATTTTTTCTAATGACTGGTGATGAGTTTCCATATAAGAGAGAAACTGCACAGTACCGCAAACAACAGATTGACCAGACTAGTGAGCCAGGCGAACAGTCAATCACTGGTTGGTGGGTCCGTGCTCAATCATCTTTCCATAATGGTGATGGTATTAATTATTATGACCCATCAGCAGGTGAAAATATTAGTTACCGTTTTGCTGATGCAAAGGGTGTTGATGTATGGAATAAAGGTAAAGTAACATTACTTAATTCTTGCATTGAAAATCATATTACTACTGGTGCTATTGCCAGCAATGACCGACCATTTCAATTTATTCGTTCAATTAAATTTAATTCAATTCCTGCTGTCTTATTACACGATGAGTATGATGTTGATAAAGTATATAACCCTGTAACATATTCAATAACAAACAAAGCATTAACATCAAATGTTGCTACATTAACAACAAGCGTGGCACATAAGTATGCTATTGGAACTATGGTAGACATCTCAGGTGTTGATACTACATTTAATGGTACATATGAAATTACTGCTGTGGCTAGCACAACATTCTCATATGCTAAGACAGCATCAAATGTTACATCTACTGCGGTTACGCCTAACGGTCTAGCATCTAGTACAATCACACACTTTATTGACTATAACTCTGGAGCAGATAACCCAGTGCATGCAATATGCGATGATGGAACAACTGCATATTGGATTACTAATAGACCTGTTAGTGGTAATCAAAGATTAACTGTTTACAAAAAAGCATTAACTGGAAGCAAGTCAACATCAGATACTCAGATGTTTCAAGATGTAGGCGCTACTGTAACTAACGCTACTATGGAGTACACCAAAGACCGTATTGTTATGGCTGCGAACAATGTAGTCTATCAATTTTCTCCATCATCTACATCAATGCCTACTGCATTATACACACACCCAGCATCAACACATGTGTATACATCTATTGCTGCATCAGGTACAGCAATTTATGTTGCAGGGTACAATGGTATTCAGTCAACAATTCAAAAATTTGTACTATCTGCATCCACTGGTGAAATGCCAACAACAATTACATCAGCAATTACAGCAGCCGAAATGCCAGTTGGTGAACGTATCTTTAAGATTTTCTATTATTTAGATTACCTTATGATTGGCACTGATAAAGGTATCCGTGCAGCAAATGTGGCAAATGATGGTTCTATTGGATACGGCCCACTGATTGTAGAAACAAGTCAACCATGTTATGATTTTGCAGCACGTGATAAATTTATTTGGTGTGCTACATCAGTAGATGGGGAACCTGGATTAATTCGCATTGACCTTACTGCAGAGATTGAATCTCTTAGATTTGTATGGGCAAATGATTTGTATTATCCAAATGGAGATACCGCTCACGCTACAACTGGTGTTGCATTTCTTAATGGAACCGATGACCTAGCGTTTACAACTTCTTATGCCAACTCAACTAATGGTCATGTGTACCGTGAAAATTCTGCAAGCCTTATGAGTAGTGGCTATCTTACAACAGGTAGAATACGTTACAATACTTTAGAAAATAAAGTATTTAAAACTTTAAAATCACGCATTGATAATACTACAGGTGGATTGATTGTTAAATCTATTGATTCATCTGGCAATGAATATACAATTGGAAATTTCTCACAAGGAGATTTTACCCCTGAGGTTGGCATATCTTACCCTAGTGGAGCACAAGAATATTTATCGTTTAAGTTTACATTAACTCGTTCAATAACAAGCGCAACAAGTGGCCCAATCTTTCGTGGTTACCAACTTAAAGCCTTACCTGCTATCCCACGTCAACGTTTAATTCAATACCCGTTGGCTTGCTATGACAGAGAACTAGATTCATTTGGCGTTCAGGTTGGTTACGAAGGCGCAGCCTATGATAAGTTAATAGAATTAGAAATAGTTGAAAGTGCTGGTGACACAGTACGCATTGAAGATTTTAGAACTGGAGAAACATTCCTTGGTTTAATTGAATCAATGCAATTTATAAACAGAACTCCATCCGATAAAAGATTTTCTGGATTCGGTGGCATATTACTACTTACAATCAGAACACTATAACTCTTAGGAGCGCAACAAATGACACCAGCAAATTGGGCAGGATTAATTGTATCCATTATAGCAATTGCGACATCTTTTAGTGGCATCGTTAGGTGGTTGGTTAAGCATTACCTATATGAACTTAAGCCCAATGGTGGTTCAAGTCTTAAAGATTCAGTGGTTCGTCTTGAAACAAAAGTTGAAACACTACATGATTTAGTAATGGAGTTAGTTAAAAGATGACAACAGCAAATAAGTTTCTTGAAGTTGCGCAAGCAGAAGTTGGAACAGTTGAAGAAGGTAACAACCATACCAAGTATGGAAAGTTTACCAAGCATGATGGACAACCATGGTGTGGTTCATTTATAATGTGGTGTGCATCACAGGCTGGATTCAAATCAATGCCTAATGTGGTGTGGACACCAGGTGGTGTTGCTGCATTTCAAGGCACGGGTGCATGGAGTAATGCCGAAACAGCATCTCCTAAACCTGGAGACATAGTCTTCTTTGATTTTGTTGAGGGTGGTGCAGCCGTCGAACATGTAGGTATTGTACTTAAAGATAATCTTGATGGTACTCTTACTACTATCGAAGGCAACACATCACCAGAGAAGAAAGCCAAAGGCTCACAAGCCAATGGTGGAGAAGTTGCAGTACGTATCAGAGCATATAAAAAAACCAACAAGCGCAAACTCACAGCCTATGTTGTGGGATTTGGCAGACCGAAATGGAGCAAGCAATGAAAGTAGATTTTAAAGATTGGAAATCAGTTGTGACTGCGGTTACAGCAGCACTAGTAACATGGAGCGCATTAAAGTTTACGGTTGACTCTGGCTCAATCCTAGCAATTATTACTGCCTTCACTGCTGGAACTGTGCAAAGCAAGCCTAAGATTTAATACCCTTTATAGGGCCTTAGCGGGCCCATAGAGACAAGAAACCCCCCTTCCTAAGGTAATCACCCTAGGTTGGGGGGTTTTTTGTTATGCCTTAAACATCATCATCGGCTTCCCAGTCTTCAAGCATTTCCCTGAAGTCCTTCATAGATTTATTAAACCTATATTGCCTATACTTTTCAATCGCTTCCAGGAACAGGTCACGTATAGCAAGACCAAGCAGTACAGCAAGTAGCGTCTCTAACATTTGCATTCCTCCGTATTATATTATATAATATATATATACTATATAGAACCCCTATGGGGTTCTTATATAATATATATAATTAATTATACACATAGGAATTGATTATGTCAAATGAAAGTTTCTCTTGACAATCTGACGATTGTATGGTTATAATCGAAATATGAGTATACAACTTGGAGATTACGAACTACCTGAACATGTAAGTTATTCCGCATTTTCGACTTACGTCGACTGCGGATATCAATATTATTTAGGTAGACTATTGCAGGTTCCTGAAGAGCCATCGGTGTGGTCTGTTGGAGGCAGTGCCTTTCATACAGCAACAGAAATGTGGGACTTAGAAAATGCAGAATGAATTATGGAATAGTGCATGGGCAAAAGAACTTGGGGACAGGGACTTAACTAATGCACGTGTAGGTGGTCGAGCCACCAAAGCAAATCCAAACAAAGAAGATGTTAACTTCTGGCAAGAAACAGGGCCGCGTTGGGTGCAGGCTTATGTTGATTGGCGCAAGGCTAATACCGATTGGAAAATCTGGAAGACACCTCAAGGTGTACCAGCAATTGAGTTAGCAATGCTACCAGAGTTTGCTGGCGTGCCAGTCAAGATGATTCTTGATAGAGTGTTTGAAGTCAATGGCGAACTTGTTATCGTCGACTTAAAAACCTCTCAACAAACACCTTCCAATACACTACAACTTGGATTCTATAAGGTTGGATTATTAAAAACCTTTGGGATTGATGTCAAGTGGGGGACATATTGGATGGCACGTCAGTCAGGTGTCTCGCAACTTGTAAGTCTAGAACAATATACTGTAGATAAACTTGAGTACCTCGTAGCAGGATTTGACAAGGCACGCAAGGCTGGAATATTTTTACCCAATACAAACAACTGCCAATATAAATGTGGATTGACAGCACACTGTCAGTTCTCAACGAAGATAGGATAACAAATGGAAGAATGGAAACTGCAAGTTAGTTATAAGACACCATCAGGTGATATGATTAACGTTAGAGCAAACACCGCTGATGAACTAAGCGTACTGCTTGAAGGTGTTGGTGATTACTCAACACAAGTTGCTGCTGTACAAAAGTTGATTGCTGGTGCATATACGTTGGCCCCTTTGGGAACCACGCCTTCAACTCAAGGCACAATGCAATCCACATACTCCGCTCCCAACCAGGGGCAGGGTCCGTCACTTACACCTCCACCAAGCGCGGTAACTCCAGCAGGAACAGCGAGCCCGACATGTATTCACGGGGGGCGAATCTTCCGACAGGGAGTGAGCAAGACAACTGGGAAGCCTTACGCTTTCTGGGCATGTCCGACACCTCAGGGAACACCTGACCAGTGTAAGCCAGTAAACTAAAGTAAACCTATGATTGAACGTGGCCATCGCAGTACACCATCACGGTGGCTACGTTCTTTCTTTATAGAAGGGAATGAATCAGGATGCGTACACTTGTCCGCTCAGTTGGTCGTTCCAGTATTGGTGGAGAACCGCTCCCTAGTTGCTTTAAGGCATTCGAAAGTAACAAGATTATCATTAGACGTTCTGAAGTTTCAATGTTTGCAGCAGCACCAGGAGTTGGAAAGTCAACACTAGCACTGGCATTAGCGTTAAAAATGAAAGTCCCAACGCTGTATATATCAGCAGATACCAACGCACATACTATGGCTATGAGATTAGCCTCAATGATTTCAGGTAAGTCGCAGTCAGATGTAGAAACATTAATGAACATTGACCATGGTTGGACTAAAGCAACACTTGCTAAGGGTTCACATATTGTATGGTCATTTGAATCAGCACCAACACTTCAAGATATAGATGAAGAGGTGCAAGCATTTGAAGAACTATGGGGTTGCCCTCCAGTATTAATTGTAGTAGATAACTTAATGGATGTAGCCACAGATGGTGGCGAAGAGTTCGCATCAATGCGTGCGATTATGAAGGAGTTGAAATACCTTGCACGTGCGACCAATGCTGCAGTTGTTGTCCTTCACCACACAAGCGAAGCGGTCCAAGGTTCCCCCTGCCAGCCGAGGTCAGCGATTCAAGGCAAAGTTGCTCAGTTGCCTGCTCTTATATGCACTCTTGGCGTTGTTGGTACTAGCATGGGTGTTGCGCCAGTTAAGAATCGTTACGGACGAGCCGATGCAGGAGGAGGACTGATGACGTGGGTAGCATTTAATCCAGAGTACATGTTCATAGATGACATTCCTGAGAACGTATGACAACTAGGAAATCACACAAGGCAAGAGGAGCAACCTTTGAAACAGAATTACGAAATTGGTTTAGAGCAAATGGATACGACGCTGAACGACTTGCTCGTACTGGTAAACGAGATGAGGGAGACGTTGTCGTCCGCTCGGATTTTCTTGGCTCAATCGGAGTTATTGAAGCCAAAGCCCCAGGTGCTTCGAATCGAATCGACCTTAGTGGGTGGACCAAAGAAGCACAACTCGAAGCCAAGCATTACGGAGAGGCTAGAGGAATTAAGGCAGAAGCGATTACGCCAGCAGTTATTATCAAGGCAAGGGGCAAAGCGATATCGGAGTCCTATTTGGTTTTTAGATTAGGGGATATATTCGGTGAATGATTTGCCCAGTATCAAGGCAGTGCTTGAACACTATGGTGCTAGCATACGTCGTGACCATGGGCAAGCAAATCTTAAGTGTCCTTTTCATGGTGATAGCCACCAGTCAGGTACTGCAAACTTAGACAAGAATCTATTTGTTTGTTTTGCGTGTGGTGTTCAAGGAAATAGTTTACAGATTATAGCACAACAAGAAAGGTGCGACATACGTGAGGCAGCAAAGTTCGCAGAAGGAACTCTTGGGCATAGCGTCCAGAAAGTACCAGGAAAGCATTTATCTGGCAGAAGATTACCTTCAAAGTCGGGGAATAACAATAGAAATAGCACGGCTGGCACGATTAGGCGTAGTCGCGGAGCCTGAACCTGGGCATGAAGCATACATTGGTCGCCTCTCTATACCATATGTAACTAAGACAGGTGTATCTGATATACGTTTTCGTTCGTTAAACCCAGCGGTTGAACCAAAGTATATGGGTATGACTGGTGCTGATACCAAGATGTATAATGTATTAGATATTGAGCGAGCGGGTGATTGGATTGGAGTATGCGAAGGTGAACTTGATACCCTTACTATGTCTCGCTGTATTGGGATACCTTGTGTTGGAGTACCGGGTGCGAACAGTTGGAAGAAACATTACACACGTTTGCTCGCTGACTTCGAACGCATCTTTGTATTTGCAGATGGTGATGGACCGGGTAGAGAGTTCGCAAATAGTTTGGCTCGAGAATTGCCAGTCACTATTGTTGGATTCGGTGACGGGGAAGATGTTAATTCAGCATACATTAAATACGGAGCAAGGTTTATTAAAGAAAAGATGGGGTTGACTGATGAAGCCTGAACTTAAAAGATGTCCAGAGTGTAACGAACAATTTGATAATGTGTTTGAAGCAATCGACCACTTGCTTGAAGAAGATGAAGAGTTTGACCCAGCATTAATTTTACCTAATGGATATCGTTTAATGATTGGTTCTTTCTTAAGATGTATGTACAAGTATGCGAACGAACCCGAACGCATTGAAGAGATAGTCGAATCAACTTACCTTACTTTGTTCACTGCTGAAACAAGTCCTAAGTCAATGGTTGGTATCATAGAAGATATGATTGTCGGCTCGAGTATGGTAGGGATTGATGATGAACTCAAAGACCTCTTGGAAAATGGAGAATGAAGAAGTATGGCAGATTATAAATTACCTGACAACGATTGGCCTACCTATAAAGTCAATAGTAAAGGACGGCGCACTGTTAAAGATATACTTGGAGATTCCAATATTAAACGCGAACTCCACCTAGAGGTACACTTAAGCAACACAATGAAAGAACTAGGTGAGTTGCTGATAAGTAAGCATAGAGATTACGGTCCAAAGAATATATCATTAGCACCTGGTGGTGCAATCAATGGGTTGCGTGTGCGTATCCATGATAAGTTAGCACGAATTAATAACTTGGTTGATAGTGGTGTCAGCCCTGAGCATGAATCCTTAGAAGATTCCTTCAAGGATATGGCAAACTATGCAATCATTGGATTGCTAGTTCTACGAAAGCAATGGGATAATGATAGTAACATTAACTAAAGATGAAGTCAGAGTGTGTGCCAACCTTGCAGTTGAACGATGGCTTGCAAAGATGGGTTCAACTGACCGACCTAATTATGCAGCAGGTAAACGATTAGGTAAGTTAGAGCCTGAGATTAACGCAAACATCAGAGCCAATGTTGCTGAGTGGGCAGTAGCCCGTACTTATAATTTGCAATGGTCTGTTCCATGGTATCCTAATGAACTTCATCGTCAACGCAAAGACATACCTGATGTTGGTGATGTAGAGGTACGTACAGTACGCACGCGTGACTCTATTCCATTCTGGAAAAAAGATGCAGGACGTACAATCTTTGGCGTAAAAGTTACAGATGAAGAATACTATTCTACTGTAGAAATCTATGGGTCATTCAAGGCTGATGATTATATGATTGATGCATACTACCAAGCAGACATTGATGGGTGGCGCGTGCCACTATCACAGATACAGGAAGTGATTGTAGCATAATGGATTGGTCGCGCATTGAACCTTGGGATTATATAGTTGTCTCTGTTGCATTAGAGTACCATAAAAAATACAAAATGGTTGAACTCGAAGACATCAAACAATCTTTGTATGAATGGTTTACTGAGCACCCTAATAAGTTAGATGAGTGGGAAGCGATAGGTAAGAGAGATGCTAAGAACTTAATCTATCGTAGCCTACGTAATCAGGCATTGGATTATTGTCAGCGTTGGAAAGCCAAATCAGGTGGCTATGATATATCAGATTTATTTTATTATTCACCTGTAGTTGTTGAGGCTATGTTGCCCTCTGTGTTACGACAGGACTTAACAATCACGCCACAATTAAATCTTGGCGGTAGTAGCACACCAACTGCACCATCAGAAGGTGGCAACCTAATGGTTATGATGATTGAAGTTGACTGGGGTTACTGGAAGTTAAGTAAAGAAGATAGACGCATAATTTTTCTGCGTTATGCTGAGTCAATGGATTATAAAGAGATAGCAAATCTATTAGAACTAGGTACGGAAGATGCCGCTCGCATGCGTGCTAAGCGTGCGCTTAATAGATTGATTACTAAAATGGGTGGGTATAAACCTTACCAAGATGATGACTCTACCCCTACTGATGAAGAGAGTATATCAGTAGAGGTAGAAGATTTAGCAGAGGTTACCGACGAGGAATAGTATTGCTAGCATGGACAGGGATACAGTCAGCCCTGCTCCACCTAGTAATGCTAAGGTGATAAACATAATTGAAAATTTTGTAGCCTTAAAACTATTCACTAAAGAACTCCTGCTCTGCAGGGTCTACATGCATAGACTCTGCATAGTTATCAAAGAACTCTTCAATCTCTTTGCCACTTGCAAACTGTGGGCTATTGTCACCTGTTCTAAAGCAGACAGAACATCCACCACCATTACATACATTACATTCCATTATCCTAACTCCTTCTCAATAGCCTGAATGGTTGGGCAGGGGTAATGAAGTTGATAAGCACCTTCGTTTGTCCATTGTTCGCAAGCATTGCAACCCCCTGTTGAATCTGGCTTATGCAATTCCACTACTGCGCGAAGGGCGTGAACCTCATCGCTATCTGATTTGGCATTTAGTAATGCCAGCAATTCATCGTGTGCTAGTACATGCCCAACGATTTCTATAACCCATATCATCTTAACCTCCTGTTGAATAGAAACCAGTACCTTTGAACTGGACACCAACTGTTGTGTATATACGGCTAGATACTAAGCCACATACACATGTAACTTCATCATCACGCTCTTCAACTTTACGAGAGAGAGTAATTTTTGCATTACATTTATTGCATTGATATTCGTATGTTGGCATTACCATAACCCCCTTTGTAGTACAACTCTGCGGTATGTGTCAGCAAGGGCTTGACTACCACTATCAGTAATAGCATATGTTCCATTAACTTCATCAAGTTCCCAAGGGTCTGGATTGTTTATTGCATTTTGATTAAGGTTTCTTTCTCGTACTATATCATGTAAGAACTCAGTCATAACTTTCCTCCGTATCTATAGGTGTTGGTGCTGTTGCTAGTGTACCACACTCAGCACATTCCATGTCGAGAAAGTACATACTAATTTCACCATCATCATCAAACATTGTCTTTAAGTTCCATATATTACAACCACATGGGCATACAGTAGTAGGTTCACCGCGTATATCCATAGCCTGTGTGTAATCAGGCTTCATCTCTGTCACATGCTTAGCCAACTTTCATACCTCTATGTTTCTCTTTATGTAAAAGAATATAGTTAACCTCGGGTGCATAAGCACACTCGATTGGTGAACCATGGAACATATGTTCTGTTGCTGGTCTGTTTCCACGTGAAGGGACAGGCACACGCAACGGGTTCTCTGTAATTGGTTTGTTACAGGACATACACATAACTTTATACTCATCTAGTAAACTCATTACTGCCAACCTTTCTGTTTGAAGTGTAGCCATGCGTTGCATGGTGTGTAGTATCTATTGTAAATATAATCCAATCCCCTGTCTATTTGACGAGGTGCTGGTGTTACAGGGTCAAGCCCCAATAGTTGAGGGATACCACCAGCATGTTTCCCCATAACCTTTGTGCTATTCAATGCACTTGGGTTCCATGCTGACTCCTTACCCCACAAACTATTGAGGCATGACCACTGCTTGTCTTGCCACTCGTTGAGTTTATCTTTAGCATATGCTTTACTATCGGCTTTACTCCAAGTAACTTGCACGCCTTTGTCTGTTGTGTTCGTGCTTAGTGTTGAGTTGTCCGATACAAACAATGCTATTACAACGAGTAGCAAGAATATTAGTGCCTTCATATTATGTTCAACTCCCTAAATTGTTTAGCAAACTTTACATTAGGTTTGCGTAATTCTGTAATTGTAACCTTACTTATAAGGATACGTTCACCTGATAGGGAGCCACCCCATATACCATGGTCTATGTTCTCAGGCTTCATGCCTTCATCAAAACATGCTTGCTTAACTGGGCATGTGTTGCATATTGCTACTGCCTGTTGCGTGTTCTCAATCATCTCTTTAATATAAGACAATTTAGCACGCCCACCTTCGGTCTCTAATACATCAGAGAACCAAAGGTCAGGGTTGTTATGCCCTGTACATAAACCTTGCATTGTTGCTCCTAATCCTCGAAGAATTCTTCGTACATTACATCGGGCTCATCACATGCGCACTCGTATATGAAGTTACCACAATCTTCACACTCATCATCTTTGCCTAACGCAAAGTCGTCATCAAGTGGTGGCTCATAACTCATTGGCTAACACCACAACTAAAAATGCTACCGCAAGTAAAGGTAATAGTGCAAGTAATTGTATCATTGCGTTTCTCTTTTCTGTTGGAACTCTCGACCAACTTTGAATTCAGCAGCGATAGTATCTACTGCTTGTGATAGTTTATTCATTAACATATTCTGTTGTTCTGTAGATAGATGAGACATCATCTCTCTAGGTAATTCTGCTTTCCATACAATGTGCATGTGTTATCCTCTCTTATAGAATTAAGTGAGCAGTTTAATGTCGTGCTCAGGACAATCCGCTTGCCACAGTTAAGGGCAAGAGGGAGACTACGCTTGAAAGACTACTGATGTGTAGCCGTTAAGGCGTTCGTGCGTGGTAACAAGACCCTTGCTACCTGTAAGGTGCTTGTATGTGCCGTCACCTAAGGATACCCATAGTGAGTTGTCCTTGAAGCGACCGTTATCGGCTGTTGCCTTAACGATATTGCCACGCTTAGGATACTCTGATGAAGTATCGAAAGCGTTGTATGAGATTTCGTCTGCGATAATACGCAGTTCCTCGGCTAGACCAAGGATTGTTAGTGATGTGGACATTTGTTACCTCTCGTTGTGTGTTGGTTGTTAGTAGAAGTGACCAAGCGACCTAACGCTTTGCCAATTTTTGTTGGGTGTATAACATAAGCAGTCATCAATTAGTATACCACAGTCGAAGCATGCTTTGCAAGTCACACAGTAGTATGGGTTCTCATGCAAGTCAGTTAATGTCTCGCAGTAAGGGCATACATCTACCATTTCATTGTCATCATCTAGTTCCCATGCGGATAGTGCTAGTTGAAACTCCTTCTCCCTCTCGCTAGGTTCTACCTTGTAAGAGGATACATATGAAGTCTTAGGTGGTGTATAGGTTGAACGCTTATGGCTTTGATTACTCCACCATATACCTTCATTATCCCATGACCCTGACTTCTCATTAATGATATACATAGGGTGCTTAGCGGTAGGGTCACAGGTTAGGATAGCAATCTTGCTACCACTAGCCCACGACTCTACCATAATCCATACATTATCATCATCTAGTGCAGACACACCACCAATTCTAGGTAGCGTATCCTCAGCGAAGACTCGCGTATCACTACGCTTGTCGGACTTGCCGATACTTATATCAAGCACACCATTGTGTGCTAGGTAAGTACGCTCATCACCACCAACCACGAATGGGTGACAGTTCTGTTCGTTCTTAACACCATGTGTGGCGTATCGTGCATGCCACATGGCGTAGCCACTAGGATATTGCTTGCGCAATTCCAAGAAGCGTGCTATAGATTTCTTAGCAGACATGCTACGCTCGGAGATTATCCTATCGCCTGCATGAATAGCAAATCCAAATCCGTGCGGATTGCTACATGAACCTGCTGTTAAGTCCGACTTACTGGGTGTAGAGTCGGGCTCACATACTACAAGTAAGCACATATTATCATCTCCTTACGCTTCAGCCTTGATAGGCTTGCTTATGTCTACAGATTGTATCTTGTCCAGCCTAGAGTATAGGTCGGGATAGAGTCCATTGTTGGACACTACATAATCAGCGAACCACTCCCAAGATAATGCACCTAACTTCACATCATCTAGTCGCAGTTCCCTAGTGTATTCTACCATAGCCTGCGCTAAGTCTAGGGCACTTAGCACACCGCTTGTGTTCATTGTGCCCCTAAAGAAGCGCAATTCTATAGTGTGGTCGTTCTGGGTATTAACCGCAGAGTAGCGTTCGCTACTGTGTCGGTGTGGGTTACCCGTCTTATGCTTGAGTGAGAACACAGGTCTATCGTACTCATCAAAGGTATAGACATCATTGAACCTAGCGAACCTAGACTTACGACCTGCGAACTTCATCATAGTCGGTGCATTGTGATACACTAAGGCTATGAAGCGGTGCAAGTGTGCGCCACTACTAAATCCCTTGCGACTAATGTGGATATGTAATCCGCATGAGTCGGTATCCCATGACCTAGCATTATACTTACTGCGTAGTGTCTCTATGGTATTCCATAGTATAGCACTATTCTCGCGGTAAGTCAAGTGTGTGTGCGGGTGCGTTACTATCTCGAACCCGTTACTGAGTGAGCCGTCATGCTTGAGATATGCTACGCCGTCTAACTCTGTCGAAGCATATGAACTAGCAGACTCAATACCTCTAGCGTACTCTGTCTCTAACTCAAAGCCTAGATATACGCCATGCTTATCCTTGCCCTTGAATAAAGGGTCAGGCTTGCAGTTGTAGTCATGGATACTGCCACCGCTACGGGCTGTGCGACAGCAGTTGTTGCCACCTTCGTCACATGATGTGTCGTTGCTGTGATACTCATCACATGTGTCACAGTACCAGTTGTTATCATCATTACATGACTCACAATAGGTTGTGCCCTCTACATAGTAGTAACTATGGCGATTAGAGTATGACTCTGAGCATGTGTCGCAATAGAACGACTCATCAGTAAAGCATGTGTCGCACCAACGCTCACCACTTACCCAGTATGAGTCATCATGTGCCATACCCTCGCTACAATGCTCACACACAACGCCACAATCGGTGCAATAATTGTAATCACCAGCCGTAATAGCGTCATCAGAGTCTATCGTAGTCGAACAGCCGTCACACTCTCGCACACAATCGGTGCAATAAGTGTTGTTATTGTATGTGATTTCATCACCCTCGTCAATGCTTGCGGTGCATGAGTAGCAACTCATGTCCTCAATTTCATCTGACATATCTTTCACCCCCTCTCTTTGTCTTGTAGTTGTAGTGTATCATGGCGTTAAGCCTTTGTCAATTCGTGGCTATCTAGGATAGCGTTAGCAATCTTGGAGCGCAAGTCTTGAACCTCTAGCACTAGAGCCTTGAAGTCGTTGCGCTTATGATTATCCTCTTGCATGCGTAGTGCCATGCGGATAATCTCAACCTCTCTAGGTGAGAGGTCTAGCAATAGGTTATCGGGCATTACTTACACCTATCTAGCAGATAGTTATTCACAATCTGCCAGTCAAGGTTAGACACAGGCTCAACCTTGTTGAACCCTAATTCTTTAATGGTCACTTTGACCACATCACGAACTAGTGCCATATCGTACCCCTCTTTCATTGTGTTAGGCATAGCCTATCACATACTCAACACCTTGTCAAGTAGTGCCACGCTGGGTCGTGAACCCCCGTAGCCTATCGCTAGGCGTGGCGTAATTCTAGTCGTTCGCGTCTATGTGGACGCTAGGGAGCGTGGCGCGGAATTGTAATTCGCGTTCGGCTAGTGCTAGGGCGCGAGCGAGACGCTCTTGCTCCTCAATGCTAAGGGTAGGTAGCACACGCTCAACCTTAGGTCGGTTGGTCGTAACCGCATGGCGTGGGCGTGTACGGCGTACAGCCTTACCGTGCTTAGTGTCGGTTAGTCGTGCCCCACTAGTGCCCAAACGTCTATCGGTTGCTTGAACCTTGCGTGGCGTAACTACGATACTACCTAAACCCCCATAGGGGTTATAAGACATAGAGTATCACCCTTTCAAGGCGTAGCCTAGCGACTTGCTAGGTCTAGTGTCCGTCTAGGACTTGCACCTAGTATAGCCTATCGCTACGGACTTGTCAAGTAAGACATAATAGAGTCGTGTTATCCGCACCCAATGGCACTGCTACTAGATAACTAAGCGAGCCTATCATGTCTCTATTGACTTGTCAAGTGGTGACGCTCTCTAATCTCTTAGAGGTCTTTCACTTGTTAAGAGGTACTTTAGCACCTCTTGACTCGCTTGTCAAGTCTTGCGACTTGTCGGCGTGTCGTGTCGTAATCTTTTAGGCTTAGCCTTATCTGATTACAAGAGCAGACTCTACACGCACACCCACACGCTTGTCAAGTCTTGTCCACGCTCAGCAAGTGTGAAGTGCGTCACATAGAGACATAACGGACATAAGGTACAATTCGGACATTGTGCATTGTAGCATGAAAGAGGCTAGATGTCAAGCACCTATGCAATTAGGGAGAGTCTAGACAATACGGACATTATGGACATGGGGGCTAGGTGGCTAGACATTGAGGGGATAGTCTGTCCAAGAATAAACCTTTAGTTTATAGTTAGACATATGAAGCCTATATGTCTACCCACTCATTAGGAGACTTAGAGACATGCAGACATGTCGATATGTCGACAATTCTATA